CATTAAAAGTGTATTGACATTCATTCTTTGTTAATGTATAGTAAGAGCATGAGAAAAGTATTGATGGCTTTAGCCATTTTGTTGTCTACTCCAGCGTATGCGGACGAAGCAACGTGTCTTGCAGATAATATGTATTGGGAAGCACGGAATCAAAGTCGTGCCGCACAGATTGCAACATCTTTTGTAGTGATGAATCGTGTAAATGACGCACGGTTTCCTAATACTATTTGTGAAGTAGTACAACAGGGCCCAACAAGACGTAGTTGGAAGGACCCGCTTGTAACGTATCCTATCAAAAATAGATGCCAGTTCTCTTGGTACTGTGATGGTAAATCAGATGAAATACCAGAGATTGATAAGGATTTATACGATAAAATAAAAGGCATGGCGTTTACATTCATACTCAAGTATGATGATCTGATTGACTTTACAGATGGTGCTACACATTATCATGCTTATTATGTAAGCCCTGCATGGGCAAAGACTAAGACTCGTACAGCAAAGATTGAAGACCATATTTTCTACAGGTGGGAAAATGCAAATTGAGAATGAAATAAAACTTGACTTTAGTGATGTATTGATTAAGCCTAAACGATCTACTTTAGAATCTCGCAAAGACGTTGATCTAGAAAGAATATTTTATTTTAGAAACTATGAGCCTGAATTTCCAAATGATGTTCGTCATGTAGGCTTTCATGGTATTCCAATCATGGCAGCAAATATGGACGGTGTTGGCACATTTGAAATGGCTGACAAACTGGCTTGGCATGGCATGTTTACCTGTCTGAAAAAAACGTATACAGTCAATCAGTTAGTAGAATATTTTGATCATCACATTGATGATGATAAATTACCAGAAAATATGCCAGTTGGCCATCGACAGTTTCATGTTGCTATGTCTATTGGCTCTACTGATGCAGACTATCAAAAGTTTCGGGATGTACAAGAACTAACAGACGGTGGTGTTATGTTTCTGAACGTAGATGTAGCGAATGGTTACACAGAGCGATTCAGTAACTTCATCTATCAGATCAGGCTCAATCACCCAGACTTGCGTATCATCGCTGGTAATGTAGTGACGGGTGATATGACACAGGAGTTAATATTAAATGGAGCAGACATTGTTAAAGTTGGCATCGGTCCTGGGAGCGTTTGCACAACTCGTATCAAAACTGGCGTTGGTATGCCTCAACTTAGTGCTATTATTGATTGTGCTGATTCCGCTCACGGGCTTGGTGGTCATGTTATTGCAGATGGTGGATGTATCAGTAGTGGAGACGTGGCCAAGGCATTTGGCGCTGGCGCTGACTTTGTAATGCTAGGCGGCATGCTTGCTGGGCATGACGAAGGTGGTGGTGTAGTAGAGGATGGTAAAGTAAAATTCTATGGAATGTCATCGGAGACTGCAAATGAAAAACATTTTGGTGGACTCAAAGACTATAGAGCCGCAGAAGGAAAAGAAGTCGTTGTTCCCTACAGAGGTGGAATTGATGCTACTGTGCAAGATATTCTTGGAGGCATCAGATCGGCGTGTACATATGTCGGAGCATCGAAAATAAAAGACTTGACAAAGTGTACAACTTTTGTTAAAGTAAACAATACACATAATAAGGTTTTTGAAAATGGCACTTGAAGTAATGACGACCGCTAAGTTCTCTCAGATGATAGAAGAACTAGCAATGGATAAACGTATACCGTACATGGATGCTGTTGTATGGTACTGTGAACGTGAGAATATAGAAGTAGAGGTGGCAGCCAAGTTGATTAATGCTGTGCTAAAATCAAAGATTGAGGCAGAAGCACAGAACCTTAACTTTCTTCCTAAGACTGCCAAACTGCCTATATGAATGGCTTTGAGGCATATCAAACTTACTTGGCAGTGACGAATCACTTTCGACAAGCGAGTTACGATTTCTTTCGATATAATGGTAAGATGAAAGTGAACGAAAGTTCCTATCTTGGCAGGAAAGACCGTTACACGTTTGAGAAGTGTGCCAAGAGATTCAATAGAGAAGATTTCATTAAGTATCTTGTCTCTAATATCATAGAAGATTCAGAGAATACATGGATCGGTAATATGATGGGAGGCAAGGGTGAAATCACCTATAAGAAATATGTGCAAAACATAGAAGCACTTACATACAATTTCAAAGAAGACTTGGAGACTATCTACGACTTTGAGACTGACTTCAATAAGGTGTTTGTGAGCGACAGTGGACATCCATTGTTGTTCAGGCTGTATCTGCGTAAAAAGGTACATATAAATACATGTGTAATTCTGAATGATTTAGTAAATTATGGCAGTCTATGGCGCAAGCAAGACGATATGATGATGAATGATTTTGTGAAATTGCTTGACAAATACCCAAAGTTTCTGTATAGTTATACTAATATCGACAGAGCAAAATGTAAAAAACTAACTTTGGAGGTCTTCAATGAACAATGAAGTAGAAGCATATGTCGGTGAACTTAGAAAACTACGAGAGGAGAATGAATCTCTTAGAACGAAATTGAAGAATTACGAAATTGATACTGCTTGGAAAGAACATGACTATGAAGCATATCAAACACCCAGTGATAAGCATTATAATGTGCAATGGTTTCTACACGATTGCGAATGGGAACCAAAATAAAACACAAATATGTCTTGACACACTGTTTACATTATGATATATTGGACAAACTTAAATACGAAACATACACCGCTATACAAGGAGAATACAATATGGCAACAGATTTCGCCGCACTAAAAAAGTCTCGCTCGGCTTCACTGAGCAAACTCGTAACCGAGACAACAAAAATCAACACACCACAAAACGAGGGTTCATCTGGTGATGACCGCTTCTGGAAACCTACTGTCGATAAAGCAGGCAATGGTTATGCAGTGATTCGTTTTCTGCCTGAGCCAAAGGGTGAAGACCTTCCTTGGGTTCGCACATTTAATCATGGCTTTCAAGGGCCAGGTGGCTGGTATATTGAGAACTCTCTGACTACGTTGAATGAGAAAGATCCAGTATCAGAGTATAACTCTACTCTGTGGAATAACGGCACTGAGGCTGGTAAAGATCAGGCTCGTAAACAAAAGCGCCGTCTGTCTTATATCGCTAACATCTATGTGGTAAAAGACCCAGGAAATCCAGAGTCCGAAGGTAAGGTATATCTTTACAAGTTCGGTAAAAAGATTTTCGACAAGTTGAACGAATCTATGAACCCAGAGTTTGAAGATGAAACACCAATCAACCCATTTGACTTCTGGGAAGGTGCTGACTTCAAATTGAAGATTCGTCAAGTAGAAGGCTATCGTAACTATGATAAGTCCGAGTTTGATAGTCCTTCGGCACTACTTGATGGTGATGATGATCGACTAGAGCAAGTCTATGAAGGTCTATTCTCACTTCAAGATTTTCTAGATCGGAAGAACTTCAAGTCGTATGCAGAACTGCAAGCGAAACTGAATCGTGTTCTTGGTCTAGATGGCTCATCAGCAAAGCCGACTACAACGGCAGAAGACAATGTTGCACCAGCACCAGTTGTTGCAAAGTCTGCTCCTGCACCAAAGCAGGAATCAGTTGCTTCTAATGTAGCCGATGATGATGATGATACACTCTCCTTTTTTGAGAAACTTGCTGAAGAAGATTAACCGTCAACTTCTTTCCTACGCAAGTCACTGGGCGGCCTTCGGGTCGCCCTTTTTTTTATTAGAAGGCGAGTGCAGTTGGATTATTGCCTGTGTATTCTGTAGCACCAGTTCTGACTTCAGAACGTCTTGTTCTGCGTGATGATCTTACTGGTGTGACAGTTGTACTCTGTTGACTATTACTTACATTGTTGACAACAGTTGGTGCAGAAGTGATAACATCTCCACCTGTGGCTGTTCCTGTATCAGCGATAGTAGTGCTTCTAACGTCTACCTCTGCACCCGTAGCAACGGTAGGATTAGCCACCATAGCGTTTCGCAATTCACCTAGTCGTTTCGTAGCAGATTCAAAATCTATATCTGGTGAGGCTAAACCCTT